GGTTGGACCGGTATATCCACTTGGACCGGTTGGACCAGTTGGACCGGTATATCCACTTGGACCGGTTGGACCGGTATATCCACTTGGACCGGTTGGACCGGTATATCCAGTTGGACCGGTATACCCAGTAGGACCGGTATATCCAGTTGGACCGGTATACCCAGTAGGACCGGTATATCCAGTAGAACCAGTATATCCACTTGGTCCAGTTGGACCGGTATATCCAGTAGGACCGGTCGCACCAGTTGGTCCAGTATATCCACTTGGTCCAGTAGGACCGGTATATCCAGTAGGACCGGTATATCCAGTAGAACCAGTATATCCACTTGGTCCAGTCGGACCGGTATATCCAGTAGGACCGGTCGCACCAGTTGGTCCAGTATATCCACTTGGCCCAGTTGGACCGGTATATCCAGTATATCCAGTTGCACCAGTTGCACCAGTTGCACCAGTCGCCCCTGTAGTGCCGGTATATCCAGTTGGACCAGTCGCCCCAGTTGGTCCAGTATATCCACTTGGTCCAGTCGGACCGGTATATCCAGTATATCCAGTTGCACCAGTTGCACCAGTTGCACCAGTCGCCCCCGTAGTGCCGGTATATCCAGTTGGACCAGTCGCCCCTGTAGGGCCAGTATATCCAGTAGGACCGGTTGCACCAGTGGTCCCAGTATACCCGGTTGCCCCAGTTGCCCCACTGGACCCGGTGGGTCCTGTCGCACCACTAGGACCGGTAGGGCCAGTATACCCAGTTGCCCCAGTAGCACCAGTTGCCCCACTAGACCCAGTGGGTCCTGTATACCCAGTTGCCCCACTAGCACCAGTTGCCCCACTGGACCCACTGGGTCCTGTATACCCAGTTGCCCCACTAGCACCAGTTGCCCCACTGGACCCGGTGGGTCCTGTCGCACCACTAGGACCGGTAGAGCCACTAACACCAGTTGCCCCACTGGACCCGGTGTGTCCTGTCGCACCACTAGGACCGGTAGGACCAGTTGTCCCACTAGCACCAGTGCGCCCAGTAGGACCAGTTGAACCTTGATTCGCCGTTCCAGAACCTAAATATTCCTCCAAAATAATACAATTGGAGGGTGCATTCAATATTCCTGCAGTATATCCACCAGTTCCCTCCAATTTATACCATAATGAATATGTTATAGATGATGTAGTGCTGATATTATGCATATAATTAAACCCCCAAACATCTTGAAATAATGTTGTATTTTCGGTAGGACCTAAATATATATCATCACCTACTATACCGGACTCTCCGCCAGAAATATCATATTTTACACGCACGGTTAATCTATTACTAGGCGACGTTCCACATGAATATTTCAATTGAAATTGCAATTTTATTAAACTTTGGTCGCTTTGAGGAGTTATAGACAATTCATATCCATTCGCCCGTTGTTCTGTTATTGTTCCACTAGTTAGTTGGTCCGTAAACCCGCTCGTTTTATATTTATATTGGATAACAACGCTGGGTGCTCCTACATGTCCAGTAGCCCCGGTATATCCAGTAGAACCAGTATACCCCGTCGCGCCTGAATTATCTATATTTAATATAAATGTTTGAGTTATGTTATATTGAAATGGTGCATTTCCACCCTTTAAAATATATTTTATTCCTATAATACCGGTAGTAATATCATAATCTGTCACAATACCTTTAAAAATACTAATTCCATCTACACTTTGTCCATATACGTTAACTCCCGTCATATACGATAATCCGGGTTCAATTAAAACATAATCTATTAGTGTTTCGGCTGATATTGCTGCAGAAAAATAAGTTAAATATCGGTCGTTTATACCACGTGGTCCAGTAGGTCCGATTGGACCACGTCCATATCCACTCTGTAAATAATTCCCGCTTGTATATTTACTCATATTTATGTAAAATACATAGATAATTATTAAGTTATAATAAATCAAAAATATAATTTTATCATTGTATACTGTCGAAATATCCTATGCTCGTGCCTCGCATCCATCGTGCCTCGCATCGTGCCTTGCATCGTGCCTTGCATTGATGGAGAACCCTTTACATATATGGGCATATTTGTTCAAATTCGTCTACTATATAAATAGTAAACATCGGGTTGTTTATATGATTTATTCCATTGTAATATCCGAGTTTCGTGTATTATATCCTATAACCCATATGTATATATATGGTTAATACATATATGAAAAATATAGATTTTACTATAGATGAATTGGATAATCATTTTACAGAAAAATTAAATGAAAGTTTGTATGAAATTGAAAAACGACTCACAAATAATGAAAAATCGCATTTTAATACATTGTCCGACCAGGGTGCAGAAATAGTGTATGAAAGTTCTTACCGAGAAAATGATAGTCCGCTGACAATGTCAATCAATAGTGATTATGATGAAAATTATACGATACATAATTCATTATCCTGCGATAATATATCTATTGATGATAATCTGAATACTACTCAAGCGTCTCGCTCTGGTGGTTGCGCTATTTCATCGCATGGACATATAAATACTAGAAAACATAGAATCACGCCAACATCCAATGTTCTCGCAAGCGCTTTATCCTTCGATGATAAATCATCTACGGATAAATCACGAACACTTTCGGTCGTTCCGACCTCCTGCGTTCTCGCTATTGCTGTCATAAATATATATTGTAAAGGTCAAAAATACATGTATGAACAAGCTAGTATTATCACACAGTATCAACATAACGCCATATATTGCATAACTATATCTATTACATCCGGTGTATGTATATTTATTACATTTATGGAAACATCGTGGAAAAATATAATAATAATTGTATTAAACGCAATAGTATGTATTTTATTAGTTATTTTAAAATATTTAAAATTAGAAACTTCGGCTGAACTGTATTTGTATATATCTAAACAATTCGAGTTTATTTATAATATGTCGAATAAATTTCCAGAGAATACGGTTGGATGTAATAAAATTATCCCCGAAAAAATGAAAGCTTTGGAGGATAGAATTGTGGAAACAATGGATATACCGAGTATGAATATTCCACAAATTATTCAAAAATTATATCCAATAACGACAAATATAAATATTTTTGCATTTATTAAAAAAGTAGATACACAAAAAGAGTATATTTCACATGAATTGCAAAAACTAAACACCGAATTGCAATATATTGTTAAAAAATACAATAATAATATGGGTGCGCGGGAAAGTCAGAGATTTCATTTTTTACTGGATATTAAAAAAACATTGAAAAAAGAACAGAATGATATAAAAAACGCGTATTCATATATGGAAGAATTGCTGACAGTAGAAATAAACAAAGCCGACTTTTATACATATAATTGTATGCGTATGTATTTTTCTAATAATACTGATTTTTCAATAGACCATTCTCATTGTAATCCATTCGTGGATGAATATATCCGATTTATTATACCCAAATATAAATAATTGTCGGCATCTTATTTGGTCCGATATTCATAACCAAGTTATACTAATTTCTTATATGGCATTTGCTTAACATATTTTACACAAATCCAATACCAAGGCATACTGTGAACTATTTTTATAGATTTATTTTCGGAAAGAGTATTATAAATCCATTGGGATTGTTGCGAACTGATATCCCATTGTATACGAATAATAACACGCTTAAATGCGTTATTATTATATAATGGTATTTCTTGTATTGATTTTACACAACCAATGGACAATTTTTCTATAGTTTGGATTATGTATTCTTGTGATACGGTCATGGATACTCTAGGGATACATATATTTAATGGAGATGTCTGCATGGATATGAATTGTTATATATATTATGATGTTGTATTCTATCAATTTTATGACAGGTGCTGTGAATAACGCATGAGTTTGGTATCATGCGAATCACAAAATTGAATACCATCCTTAATAGTATATCATTGAGCAATAGTAATACATATTATGGCTTTACGAAAAGAGACTATTGCTTCTGTAGATGCAAAAATAAAATATGCCGTATTTTCAAAAGAGGTGCGGGAATATAAGGCAACACTGAAACACTATATAATGACTTCACGGTTCAATACTCAAACATTGCAAGAAAACCGCGATTTTGTAAAGAAAACGAAATCCGTTAATTGTGTATATTGTTGTCCGGATGCTATCGCGAAACATATTCCAGTTGACACTATATTGTTTGTATTAGAGATGAATAATGATATCAATCAAATCGCCGGGATTGGTATGGTAAGAAATCATGCTTTTATGTATAAATACAGCGTATATTCTACGAGTAGTTATAATAGATATATATATAGCGGTAAAAATCATATTTCGAGAGAGAACATGACAGAAGAAGAAGAACGTATAATGAAAGTGTTTGATATATTATGTTTCACTGGAAATAAACATATGAAACGCGGGCAAGGTATAAAGGCATTTCCTATAGAAGTTCTTTATAAGTGCAAACATACGGTGGATTTAGTAGGATTTATTGCGCAAATGTTCAAAACGCGAATGAGTAATTAGCGAGAACGCAGGAGGTCGGAACGACCGGAAGTGTTCGAGATTTATCCGGAGATGGTTTATCATTGAAGGATAAAGGTTATGTGTATCATTGTAGAATAAATATCGAAGGCACGATAAATGTATATCAATAATCATATATTCTGCAACAATAATAAAATATAAAGGGTATGTATAAAATATTCATATGGAAAATATAAAGACCGGTGATGATATATACAATGTGGAAAAATATACAGATACTGAATTATATGATATTTTAGATTTAAACAACCCAAGTGATAGAGAACTTGAAGCCCGTATATTTCATTTAATCCAAAAATACAAAACAATGGACAATGAATCGGGATATAAACTCGCACAATTTTTTGAGGATATTTATGAACATTTTTTTGAAATAGTTGAGGAAATGACAACATACGATACAAGCATTTCACAGCGTCTTCTGAAACCGATTGCGGATTTATTACCATCTCAAATGGAACCTAAGAGTGCATCTGCAACCAAGGCAGTTGCTCAAATGGATTATTCGAAAGATTATATAAATCCAATATTAAAACAGACGATTATTCGTATGATTAGTATAGACAGTGGAAGTCGTGGTAATAAAAATACTACATCTGCAACCAATTTTTCATTCAATTTATCGGAAACATTACGAGATGTATTATCTCTACGATTATCGTCAGTTTCTATAACAAAATCATGGTACACAATTAATAATAATTATGGCGCAAACTTTTTTTATATTAAAGGAAATAGTCCCGGAATAAACGACGGACAACATGATTATAAAATAGCTATTTCACCCGGATATTATAATAAATTGCTATTAATTGAAGAAATAAACAAAAGTATAACTACTATTAAAAATACAAATACAGATGTCAGTTTTGGAACTACAAATATATCGTATAATGACAACACAATGAAATCGACAATACAACTGTATATTAATAGTATTTATAATGAAACCGATTATTATGTGCACTTTAATTATTTTACATACCCAAAAGACGCAGACGGAATATACAAATCTATACCTGCGATATTAGGGTTTGAATATCAGGATATCGATATTGGAACAGTAGTGTCCAACGATTTATCAGGTGAAGGACACCCGAGTAATAATTTAAACTATATTGGGTATACTGACAATAATGAATCTTTTTTGTTGACTAGTTCCAATAATTATTTCACGGTGATTAATTATAATGGATATTCTAACAATAACTGGAATAAATATGGCGATATCGGTTTTAATGATTTCAGTTATAATACGTTCAAAATTGTATCATCATTGCTACTGAACGTTTCGCATACGCGTGAGCAAATTGTCTCTGATTTTGATGCGCGAATGCAAGAATGTATTTATTTATCGCCAGGCCAATGCGGAATACAAAGAGAGTATATAGATAATGCAAATAACGATTCATATACAAAAAGTAGATTTATATTTAAATTATATTTAAATAAAAAAAACACCATTAACGAGGTTAATCAAAAAACCGTTATGATAGTTCCAGATGAAACAAAAATATGGATAGGTCCAACCTCCTGCTTTTATTTGGATGCATCTGTGAATGAAACATCCACATTGAAATCTACTAGTAAATACAAAACATCCGATTATATAGTAGGTAATAATGTATATTTTATAGCAGAATGTAATGCGGATGGTTATTTTAATGAAACTAATAATGTGCTAGACTTTTCAAAAAATGATGTAATAGTACCTATTACTCCAGGTAGTTATGTTTTAGCGGATTATTTAACTGAGCTAAATAATGCTATACGCCGAGCGGACATTTCAAACAATCATATATTTGACCCGCAATATAATGATAATCTGCAAAATACCAATATAACCGGGTTTTATATTAATTCTAACTCTGATTATCGTATGAGGATGCGTTTTTATATAAATAAAACGTTTTCCGTAGATTCATATGTTATAGATATTTCTCAGAACGACTTTTTTTGTAAGTTTATGTCGTTCGATGCTATTAGTAATTACGATATATCGAAAAATACAAGTGGTGCGTGTGTTTTAAATGGAAAGCGAGATATTATTTTAGGCAATAATTATCTTATTAACAATGGTGATACATTGTTTAGGATAAAACCAAATAAATTTAGAGTTGACGTATCCTTTGGAAATTATTATGCTGACCCTTATATTGTGAAATATACTGGACCGTCGGTAAATGGAATAAACGCAGAGGAGATTAAACAAATATTGAATACAACTATACAAACCTTTTTTGACCCAATCCTAAAGGTATATCCATTCAAAAACGCGACGGTTAGATATACAACACAGCCGGATAATATATACACCTACATAACATGGGATATTACATTGGCCGGAATGTCGGTTAGGTTGACGGCAGACAATTATATTATACGGTTTGTAGATAATAATGTAGATAATACTTGGAAAAACGGATTATATTTATCAAACGACCCATACGTTTTAAAAGATTATCCTAAAGATTCTTCGCCACAATTTGATGTATCTTTTGTAGACATTTTAGGCACAACCAAAATATTTAAAAACCTACTAGAGATAAAAGCGGGCGTAAATGATACTATTACATTAAAAGCGGCTTCATCTGGTGTTGTGGATACTAGTGGAAAAAACGCAAATGATTGGACAATCACTGTTCCGCCAGCTATATATTCGATTAATAAGCTAATAACTACATTAAATGGTTTATTGATGGCTTCCCCAAAATGGACAGGTTCTCAAATATATACAAAAAATAATTATGTATATTTTAAAATCAATTCTGGAAAGGTCTTTAAAACAAATGATTATCGACTTGTTTTCTATGACCCATATAGTTTCGTTAAATGTGTTTCAGGATCTAATAGTCTAAGAAATACCACATGGGATGCAACCATTGGTTGGATGTTAGGATTTAGTGCACTTACGGAATATATATTGTCTTCGGAATATCAGATAACGGACCCAAATACAACAGATACATATTATAGCGATACAAAGTCATTCTATAAATACAATACTTCGACAGATATTGTATCTATTAGTGGAGATTCTGGCGTATCCGTTGATTTTTATAAATATTTAATGATTTCATTGGACGATTATACTCAAAATCATTTAAATAATGGATTGGTAACCATTAGCACAGGTGAAAATGCCATTTCACCAAGTTCATATGTAAATAAATCATTATTACAATGCTATCCTATTTCTACAAAATATGACAAAATATTTACCGGGTCGTCTGATAACAATAATAAAAGCACGGAAAAACAAATATATTCTGCGAATCAGATACTAAGTTCAACTATACCTACAGTAAAAAAATATTCGTCTGCACCATCTACAAAAGATATATTTGCGATTATACCAATAAATAGTAGTATAGCTAATGGCACCGTTTTTTCAGAAACCAGTAGTACATTAGCGAAAAACAATCGCTTATATTTCGGACCTGTTAATATATCGCGTATGACGATTAAATTATTAACTGACCGTGGCGAGGTAGTTGATTTACAGGGCAAGGATTGGGGCTGTACCATTGAATGTGAACAATTATATCAACAAAAATCAATATAATATATATATAATTACTGTATAATGAGTTTGGATATTCTATATCGGACAGAGTCGCGTTCGGGTATTCTGCGAAATGATACTTTATCCCTCGATAATATACAGTATCCTGACAACGAACTCACCCCCATGCTCGTTCCGAACTCCGGAAGTATCGCTTTATCCTTCAATGATAAACCATCTCCGGATAAATCTCGAACACTTCCGGTCGTTCCGACCTCCCGCGTTCTCGCTAATACTATTTCTGGCGGTGGGTTATTATTTGAAGATATTCCAATTTACAAGATGTCGGCGGTTATGTTTTTCGACGGTATTGGATTTTACGGTCCCATTATAGTTATAATCATTATTTGTATGACTTTGTATAGACAGCAGAAATATATGTGGATATACATTATTTGTATTTTTGTAAATAATTATATCAATCGCGTGTTAAAATTGATGATTTTAGAGAGAAGGCCAGACAATCCAATACCGTTTTCTAAATATGAAAATTATAAACATGCGGAGATGTATGGAATGCCATCTGGACATGCATCCGCAATAGGGTTCTCTATTTTATATTTATTATTAGTAAAAGGATATAGTGGTTGGGCGATTGCCTGTATGTTTATTGGCGTATTAACAATGTATCAGCGATGGAAATATCGTCGCCATACGGCAGAACAGGTTATTATTGGAGTTATAACTGGTAGTATTTTTGGATGGATTGTATATACGTTGGCAACCCGGTGGATAATATGGTTATAATTATGGGTATACTATTTTGTAGTATATAGTATATATAATATGTCTCAAGGTGATTATATACATCGTAAACGAATAGCAAATCAAGTGGCAACGAAAAATAGAATACCTATAAACAGAGAGGATAATCCACCAGTATTCAGTTCTCAATTGCGAACAGAGTTGAAGCAATATGATTTAGTAAATACGATTTCCAATTCAAAACTCCGATATAATAAACTAAACTCACCAACGACGTTTAGCTTTATGGAGATGAATATGCAACCTCCTTCGGACAAATGTAAAAGATATATGCTATGCAATAATGATAGATACAATACAACCGCGCGGCCGAATACCGTTCCGGTCAATACATTTTATGACTTTGGCAGAAATGTCCCATTTGTCAACCCGCATACTATTGCGCCATACAAATAAGAACCCCCCACTCAAACTTTTATATTAGCGAGAACGCGGGAGGTCGGGACGACCGAAAGTGTTCGAGATTTATCCGAACAATAAAGATATAAAGTCGTGGATAATTCAAATATAAATATCTCGTGTCATGTTATAATATGTCTATCGCAACATTAAAAAAGAAAACCGCTGCCAAATACAATAATATGAGTGTTTCAAAGCCACTGTTTTCAGTAAATGGAACGTATCGCAATCAAGGATTTGTCGGACAAACATCACTTTCTCGCTCATTACCGAGAACATTGATAAAAAATGGGGGATATAAAAATTATGGGGGGTGTTGTGGTGCGTTTCCAATAGGCCCGATTATACAATCGTCGATTGTAGACACAGAGGATAATACGGTTGTAAAATTATCTACAAAAAACACAAACGGGCTATTACATGTTAATAAACATCAATGGATGTGGAGACCATATCCATGCACTAGAGTAAAGTTAGATGATAATCACGGATTAAGTGCGCAATCGGACCATATTAAAATAGTAGAAAAAACGGCATTAAAAGAAGAAGAAAAGTGTGCAACCAATAATACAAAAGAATGCGTTTCAAAACAGGACTGTCCATTAAAACAAACGAATACGTTTGCAAAACCCGCCGATAAACTGGCGGCAATAAGTCAAGGGGAATATTTATTAAAATTGGATAAAGAATGTGCGATAATTGATGATATTAAATTGGCTGAAAATATTAGTAATTGCAACAAATGCGCATTGGCCGGAAATCGATAATATAAAATATAAAATTGATTGTATTATTTATATGTTTATATAGACACATAAATAACAAATAACAAATAATACTATGACAACGCCGGTCAAACTGTATGCGCAACCGAGTTCTTACAATATAATGTCCCAAGTCCAACAAGATAAATGTGCACATGGGCTTCCTATGACAAATGCCGAATGGGCCAATAAATATATTGACAGTTTTTCCGAAAAAGAGCTCGTAGCATATCAAATTGCGAAATCGCATTTAGGAAGCTCATTTAGTTTAGAGAAAAGTAAAGGATTTATAGAATGGAAATTACGTGTGTGTAATATTGCATAATAAGTATCGTCGCGCATGAACTCATTATTTCGCAGTAGGTATTGTTTCTCGCATTTTTTTAAAATCCCGGTAGGTAAATACTTGAGATTGAAGTGAACTATTATTAGTCAATTCTTCCGTTAAATTACTAGTAAACTGAATATGTTTTTGGGGATTTGACGGTTTTTGCAATACATTGAAATTACCTATTTTTCCGGAATAAATAATCTTATTTCTAGTATGGTTAGTTGAATCATTGGAAGGACTATCATTTTTTTGTTTTATAATATTGTCTGACAATTTCATTACTTTTGACGATATCGTATTGTAATTTTTTAATTTTGCAAATGCGTTATTTTTTAGTGGGGTATTCTGGGGGGTATTCGCTATATGTTCAGTATCGGTGTTATATATGGTAAACAAAGGGGACGGTAGATGATTGAATGTAAATTGGTCGTCCATAAAGAAATCGCGACATCGAAAAGTAATAACATATTTCATAATAACTGCATTGATTACAAAATAGGGTATATTTGAACTATCGCTATAATATACAAATCCTTGTTTATACGCGTCATAATGCATTATGACCGACCCTCGCGGTGTATTTTCGAACAATATGCGACGATTCCATATGTTCTCCAATTCATTGTTGGGATTTTCTACAGCTATATGATATGATTTTTTATCATAAAAACATTTATCAATATTGCTATTTATATCCTCCTGTGAAAACCGCGTATAACTTTCCAGGAATCTAGCTTGTTGTAATTGTATATAATCCTCCGATTGTGAGGAAATAGTAATGGGGGTAGGTGGTGGTGGAATAAATCCATAGGTATATAATATAAAATATGCGATTCGTATAATACAAAATATCGTAAATCTGGCGGAATACCGGACTCTATTTGCAATAGTGGTTAGTATATTTGGATTTTCGGTGGCGGTATTGTGTTTGGTTGAATGAGAACTATTATGGAGATGTCGATTTTTCGCAGTGTTTATCATAATATACTTATGGAACATCATGATAAATTGTATTTATATAGTTTTTGGTAGGTTGTTGTTATCGGTATTTTACACGCGGTCTTCACAACTGGCTTCTCGCAATTGATTGCTACGATATTCAAATAAATCGCGCATTTCTTTATCTAAAAAAGGGACCTCTATTCTGTCATAGGATTTATTGTAATTTTCGGGGTGCATGCACACCAAAAAAAGCCCTACTACTGTTTTGCCATATTTATGTTCTAAAATCGTTTTATATGTATTTAATTGCAGTGCGTAATGCCAAAAATTGGTATCGGGGAAATGAGATATACATGGTGTAGACGCATGTTTACCGAAATTATTTTCGTAGGATATTTCGCGACATCGTTTCCAGTCATATATGACGATGGTTCCATCCGGGTTCTCGAAAATCATGTCAATTGACCCAGACAATTTAAGTTCTTCATAATATACACACCATTCTGTGCGATATGGCTTTAAATCGGGGAAATCTTTCACGAACTGCAAGAAATATTGGAACTCAATGGAATCGTTTTTCACTGGCAGGCCATTATAATAGCATTCTATATCGTAGTGCATATTGGTTCCGGCGAAAGATGCCGAGTCGCGATTTTTATCCCACGACTGTTTAATTTCATCCCGGGTCATGCCATAATATTTATACGCGGGGTCTTGCATTCTTTTTCCGGAGAACATTTTATCCAATATAGCATCTGCATTGAAATGTTCGAAATGCGTATGATTCCATGTAGTAACCGAGGTATATCCTTGTTCTCCATGAACTGTATAAATATGTGGCCCTTCGTCAAAAGATATATATTGGTCGCGTTCATGCGCATTTTTCTGGGATAAAAAAGTGGGCGTTGTTTTTATAGACATAGGGTTATATATGTAGATACAGAGAGATAGGTTTATATTCGTTTACACTTTACATTTCATTGGTCGATTGGGCAGTCGTGCATAGGTTCTCTAGAGAACATGAATATATATGTATTATTATATACATTCATGTTCAAAAATATAGCCAACTTCAATAATACCAGCGATTATCTACCAATATTCAACGCAGTTCTCATAACAGATTTATTCGTAATTTTGTTATTGAATACCCGCATTATCAAATCGTCCGTTTTGCGAAAATGGTATGACACATACAATTTATCGGCAGTTATAGCTGATGTGTTGATTATATTCATTGTGTTAGTAATTACGCGGGCAATATACTATTCTATTTTTGATACGTTTTCAATAGGACAGTTTGTTTTTTTAGCAGTAATCGTGCAAGTTATACATGATGTATTGTTTTACCTATTGTTCAAAAACATTCCGAGAGGTGTAAATAAAATGCTAGATACATTTAAGGATTATGCAAACGAAGTGTCGTATTTAGCAATTATAGCAGATAGTGGAATGATGATTTTATCCTGTTTGATTGCATCGGTTCTCGCGAATAAAAATCTAAATAGTAATATCATTATATTGATAGTATTTGTGTATATATTGCCGTATTTGTTATATAACTAAATATGAAATAAGTTTTTGAGATAGGTGGATTATCTTTCTTTATCCTTCGATAATAAACCCTCTCCGGATAAATCTCGAACACTTTAGGTCGTTCCGGTCGTTCCGAGCTCCAGCGTTCTCGCTATTACGACCGGTAATTGGCTTTGCAAATAAGCGTATAGAGTTTGTTTTATGTCCGTGCGACGTTTGTCTTCGTTTATACGTTTGCCATTTATTTTTATCATATATGTCTGATATTGTTGTTTGGCGTGTTCGTTCGCAGCGTTCGCGCGCAGGTTCTCTATATCAGTATGAATAATAGAGTCATCTGAATCCATCGGGAACCGGGTTTTTTTCCATAACATAAATGCCTGTAGAAACTTAAAGGACAGAATCGATATAATACGGTCCAATTCCGCATTGGACATGATGCTCCATTGTGGTGGTTTTTTTGATAATGCATGGTCTTCCGAATCGGGAGCGTTATAGATATATAGGGTATTGGGTTTTTGGGAGAACGCGCGTATAGGTAGTTTAGTAGATTGCGGATTCATATTGGACTTTAGACACGATTTCATTCCAGCGGTCAAATCGATTTCAAACACAGTGTCTAAATGCTCTTGTGTTATAGTAAATGTGCGGATAAACTCTATGGCTGTTATTGTCGGTTGAGACTCGTCGTTTAGAAGTTCTATGATTTGTTTCCGTTGACGCGTGGTTTGTCGGTTCTCCAATTTATCTACGCGATGTTGCAATTTATCGCATTTATAGGCAAACTCTTTTAGCAGTTTATACAATTCGGAAATGGTAGGTGTGGAATCATAATCGTCTTCTTGTATTTGCGAAGATTTATGCCAAAACCCGCACATTATTATGTGTTTTTCCATTGTTTCTTTTTTTTTCCATTTTTGAAAACAATATTTGCATTGAAACCCGGTCATTGTTGTATAGGGCTGTTTATGAATATTCATGATATTTTCTTTTTGTGAAGTATAATATATTCTATTTTTTATTCAATTTTATAAAAATGATATCTATGACATTTAGCAACCTGGGTCAACCGAAACGAGTGCAAAACGTAATAGTATTGCCACATAATAGTCATAGCACCGGAAATCCACCATTACCCATACAAACCCCCCCCGTTGTTTCTTCGGTGAAACTTCCAAATCCTACACTCGGTCCGAACTCAGGTGTTCTCGCTTTATCATTGCCGAATACTTTATCCTTCGATGATAAATCATCTACGGATAAATCTCGAACACTTTCGGTCGTTCCGACCTCCCGCGTTCTCGCTATATCTAGTAGTAATGAATATTTATATTATATGAAAACGAATATGATTGCACGCATATTAAATAACACGAGATGTGGTATGTGCCCTAAATAGTAAATATAGGGGGCCGGTATCTGGAGAACACCGTAGCTCGGAACGTGTGCAGTTCGATATTTATCCGGAGACGGTGTATCATCCAAGAATAAAATATACTGATAATAAAGCGAATAAAATAATAGTATATAATAATATACGATGAGCCGATATTTTGATAATACAGAATTATTTACTGGACCTACTACAAAGCAATATGGCAGTCATATGGTTACAACGAATGTTGTCAAAGAAACCAAGGTTAAATATATCAATATTGATTCTCGATTTCGCGACGAATATAATTATTCCACTTTAGCCAATTATTATTTTACACTTCCTGAACGAATTAATGATGTGAAATCTATATCCGTATGTAATATTGAATTGCCTCTATCTATATTTAATATCTCATCGGACCTTGGCAATCATTTTTTCCGAATTAAATCTCCATCCAATAATATTGACAGTTTAGTGGATGTCTCAAATGGGTTTTACACCATATTGCCAGCCGACGGAACGAATCCGTTCATGACTAGTATAAAAAACGCGATAAACGCAACCGGGGTTGCGTGGGTTGTCCCCTCATTTACAAACATATATAAAAATGGCGCGATTACAGATTCAACATATAATGGTATGTATACATCTATAAAAAACAATGGGTCAAATACATGCACGGTGGACTTTGCGGTATCCACCGATGGCAGTTTTGACAAATACAATATAAAGTCGAAACTGGGATGGGCGTTAGGGTTTCGCGATTTGAGTTATTCTATTCCGGGGGGGGGAACCATTTATTCCGAATCGTTCGCTAGTTTGACCGGGCCAAGATATTTGTATATAGTGTTGGATGAGTTTAGTAGGGGGAATCAGAACTCGTTTATTTCGCCATTACCAACATCTCTCATTAGTAAAAATATATTAGCTCGTATATCGGTGGATTATAAAAGATATACATTTGGTGAAGTAATTGTAGGGAATCAATTTAACGGGATTCTCCTGTCTGATAATAGGTATTATACTGGTAAAACCGATTTGCAAAAACTCAATATTCAATTGGTTAACGAATGGGGGAATCCGGTTAATTTAAATGGATTGGACTTTTCTTTTACGGTTGCAGTTGAACACGAATAACCCCCGGTTCACAACCCCGGTTCATAAAATTGAAAAGTCGGCTATAGATTTATGTGTAAATATAACACTTCTATTATATTTACAAATGTCCAACGATTCCACACTATCGGAAGAACAACAATATGCATTTAACCGATTTAAAGACGGTCATAATCTATTTATTACCGGTCCAGGTGGGACGGGAAAAACAAAACTGATAGCGCATTTCGTTCAATATGCAAATAGTATCGGTATGCAAATAGATGTATGTGCTATGACCGGATGCGCCGCACTTTTACTCAATTGCAATGCGAAAACATTGCATTCATGGAGTGGAATCCGATTATGCAAAGGTCCCCGAGATAAAATAATCGCCGGGGTTATTAAAAACAAATACGCCATTGCGATGTGGAAAAAAGCAAAAATATTAGTTGTAGATGAGGTCAGTATAATGTCCGAGAAAATAATGGAAGTTTGCGATGATATAGGCAGAGCGGTTCGCAAAATCAACCGGCCATTTGGAGGAATACAATTGGTATTTTCGGGGGACTTTTACCAATTACCCCCGATAGGAACCTATGGAGAACCAGAAACGGAAAGGTTCTGTTTTCAATCGGATAGATGGTGTGATATATTTAAACCGGAAAATCATATACAATTAACTACGATGTTTCGACAAACTGACCCGAAATATATAGAAATCCTATTGCAAGTTCGCAAAGGAGAACTATCCGAAGAAAATGCCGAAATATTGAAAACCCGTGTAAAAAAGCAATACAATCCGGATGAAAATGGCGGGTGCGTATTAACCAAATTATACCCGGTGCGTGCAAGGGTTGAATATATCAATCGAATCATGTATGCAAAAATAGAAGAACCTGAACATCTATATGAATGCACACAAAAGACAAACTGTTCTACCTATGTCGAAAGTGGCGCTATAATTAAACCGATTGATATGATGCGGTGTGATATATTGTCGATAAGAGAAAAAGAAACCATTATGGAACAGATGATATCCAATTGCCCGGTTGCGGAAAATATCTCGCTCAAAGTAGGGTCGGCTGTTATGTGTATTATCAATTTAGATATGGACGCGGGTATTTGCAATGGTTCACAAGGAATTATCGTAGATTTTGCATCTCCGGCGGCCAGATTATCGGCAAGTTTCTCCGGAGATGGGTTGACGTCGAAGGATAAAGACACTTCCAATCTCAATTCTGGAGAACTGTGTCCGGTGGTCCGATTTTCCAATGGATATACACGTTTGATTCAGAGACATGTATGGCAACATGATGACTATCCGGCGCTTTGTATTTCACAGGTCCCATTGTGTTTATCGTGGGCATTGACCATTCATAAAATACAAGGTGCTACTATGGCTATGGCAGAAATGGATTTAGGGAATGCCATATTCGAATACGGTCAAACATATGTTGCATTATCCAGGATACAAACCATTGATGGCTTGTATTTGACGGCATTTCATCCACAACGTATCAAATCAAATCCGATTGTGAAAGAGTTCTATAAAAATATAGACATGTATTCACATGTTAGGAGAACACCGAAACACGTTTCTCCCAAGAAAGAGAACGACATCAAAATAATTCGGTTATAATAGCAACCGTGAATGAAAATACAAAGAACGAATAAAATGCCACATAATAGTATAGAATGGTTGCAGGAAGTATATTGCCAGTTGCTCTACATAACAATAAATTATATTTTTTATTTGGAAAAGAAAATGAGTTTGCCGATACACCGGGGTTCTCTGACTTTGGTGGAGGAGTTGATAATAATGAAACTCCCTATAAAACCGCTTTGCGAGAAGGAGCCGAAGAACTCACCGGGTTTTTAGGAAATGAAACCGAACTAGAAGGTTTAATCAATAAAAATGGCGGAACATACAATATTACCACCGGAACGTATCATATGCATATATTCAGTTTAAACTATGACGAGAACCTGCCGAAATATTATAATCAAAATCACGCATTTTTATGGAATAGAATGGATAAACAGCAATTGGAAAACACCAAATTATTTGAAAAGGAAGAAATCCGATGGTTCTCATTGGCCGACATGAAAAAACATAGAGATGAGTTTAGAGAGTTCTATAGAAATAATCTAGATATACTGATAAAGGAATCTCGTAAAATCCACCGTTTTGTATCAAGCCGTCATAAAATACCCAAAAAAACGCGGAAATATGTGGGAGGACAATGATATAATGAGGAGTTATTCGGATAAAGCTGGAGTGCTTTATCCTGCGATGATAAATCATCTCCGGATAAATCTCGAACACTTTCGGTCGTTCCGACCTCCTGCGTTCTTGCTATTGTTCGATTTTTTTTAGAAACGATACGCAAAATGACGGGTTCTCTACGATGAATATTCATATTGAATGATAGTCGTAATGATTTGTCTTCATTATAGACTTGAAAAATATGAACGGATTCATTGGTTTGAATGAAAATTAAAATACATATTAATTGTATATAATTATTATGTCAACTTGGCGAAAATACGGCGGAACAAACGCAGTTGAAAAAAGTAGTGATATTCGTGTTAACTCATTTGTTTCTAATTATTTCACAATTCTAAAAGGAATAACAAATGATGTTGATATATCTGGAAACCTAACAGTTAGTAGCCGGTTAAACGTTTATAGAGATGTATCGTTTAATAAAAACTTATCAATTTCCGGGTATGTTAATATAGCACAAGATTTAGAGATATTTGGTCAGGTGGATATTCATAATAACCAGATGATTGATGGAAATCTAACCGTATTAGACCATTTATATTTTCAAACGGACGTAAACAATCATTATATGTATGGGTCGGAAGCTGGTATTGCTATAAATAAGGAGAATCCAGAAGCGGAGTTGGATATATGCGGGAATCAACAATGCGTATTAAATCTGAAGTCTACTATGACAAATACCAATAATATACTATGCCGAAATAAGAACGACCAAAGTATTATGCTCAGTATAGACGATTTGAATGCTACTGTCGGGTTTTTCTACGACAATTCGCTGAATATGACCGCATTAGCTGAGTATCCCGATGCGAAAATACAATATACGAAGGGTGGAACGATGACGATAGACGCATCATCTCATATTCAGATTATTAATAATCTAATTGTTTCAGATATTAGCACCAATGTTGTTCAAGATTCGATAGTTACCGTATACAATGAAAATACCGATAAAATATTCTTATATGATTCCTACAATGTAAAGACAGCCCGTAATAGTAATTCGATATGCAATGTTGCCGTCGACAATTCATCGAATGTCGGTATTAATTTAATAACAAAATATAATCAGTATGGTGCATCTATATATGGCGGGGTATATCCTAAAAATACAAAGCGAAAAATGATGTCATTTGGAACAACCGACTTTTCCAATCATTTATACGTTCCAGCACAAACCATCGTTTCAGGGTCTAGTAATGTAGTATGTAAAAATACAACCGGTATTAATAGATGCACTCCAAAAGTAGATAAATATGCCATGGATGTAAACGGACCGATTCATATCGAAAATATAGATATAACAACTGCAGCAAATGTGCCATTTCAATTAACTACAATGCGATTTTCCAAGAAATATCCCAATTATGGTATAGCTGCCGGCGGAGTATATAAATATAATAATAATACAGATAATGAATACTATTCTCAACAAGCATATATAACAACCAATGGGGCAAGTTCGTGGATTGAAAGCTCATTTGTAATTAATGGTCGAAACCCCGAATTGCAATCCATGTTAACATCCTATGTATACAATAATTATATGTTGATATATGGCGGTACGGGAGTTGGCTTTTATTTCGATATATCAAATAATAAATGGTATTCTAAAAACATGCAAAATCTCCAAGAGGGAGAGTTTAATTATTCTGTCATAGATATGTTTATAACAGATTGTTCTGGAAATGAGAGTGAAGGAAACTTATCTACAATCGTATTTTTTATTATGGAGTCTCCAGCAAAAGACCAATATCAACTGAGAATATTCAATGCAGCATTTGGAGAGAATGTTGATTATTATAACAATATAAATCAGGGTCTCTTGGATAATGATGAGTATGCGAAATATGTTTTATACAAAGAAAATAAATATACCACTGCTGCCGCTGGTATTATCCAAAAGGGCTACGATGATAATATTATTGAAGACAAGTTGTCATTATATGAACGTATTCCTATAATGGGTAGATGCTTAGATGGTTGTCGTTTTCCGATAGAAACGAATCCCGGTGAGGGGTTTATTTATATTGCTGGAGAATATGATATAAAAAAATATAACTATTCCGAAGGCGGAAATAACCTTTTCATAATGAATGGTCTTAGTCATACACCGCAGACAGCTCCAAATTATACCGCTATTAGCGTGTATGACCTTAGTTATGTTGTTGCTGTTGGATTTTCTCTCATTTCGTATACAAAAGACGGAGGTCTGCATTGGACGGATATCTCTAGAAATATGGCGGACTTGATAATAGAAGGAACTGTATTGCGTAGTGTATATGTATATGATTTATCCAACGCTATCGCGGTTGGAGACCATAACACTATGATATATACTACCGACGGAACAACGTGGAAAAATATACCGCCGACATTATTGGATTTATCTGGGTCTGGATTTCCACTGATAGATGCATCATTGAACGACGTTTTTATTTTTAATAAAAATGCATTTGTATTGTCGAGTCGCATTTCTTCCTTTGAGATGAATGCGGATGTTAGTAATATAGGAAATGCTAAGATTGTTTATAATTATGTTCCCGATTTAATGAATGGGGCAAATAATTCGGTGTTAGATATATGTGGAAATATGACGATTGGTGGAAATATTATCATTGATACTGTAAATGGCAATATTTCAACTACGTCAAACAATTTATATATTTCTAGCAATACGCCATACACATATATAGGCGACGGAATCGGTTCAAATAAAGTATCTATTGGAAATAAAAATGGTTCGGTTGTTATTAACTCCAATTTTGATTTATCTTATAATATGAAAATAGACGGGACGGATGGGCTCACTATTACAAATGGTAATATAAATATGATAAATGGTGCGGTGAATGCAAAAATAATGAAGATAGATAAATCGTATCTAGGAGTTGTAAATATTGATGGGGGAACTGAATCGAATCGAGACGAGGATGCTAAATATGCATTGTATGTTACCGGATATAGACCGGCTGTTAGAGTAGATGCTTCTATGAGTGCAGATTCATTATACGTTGATAACGATAGTATATTTAAAGGAAATATTGTTTCTACGTCATCATCATATCCTGCACTTTGGGTGCAAAATGCAACCGCCGCATTTGAACATGGGTTGGATATACAAGGAATAAATGGTGTATTGACTATAGACAATGGTTTCAAACCGGTTAGTTTAGACACAAACCAAAATGGAGCATTCTATTTGAGAAATGGAACAAATGCAAAAATTGATGGAAATGTGTTTATTATGAGAAATATGTATATACAAGGATTATCTACTACGCCAGCGTTAATTGTTGCAGGTAAAGCAGAGTTTAATTCTATTTTAGTGAATGGAACAACCACGCTAACCACTACAACTGTAAATGGAACTACCTATTTTGCAAATAAAGTGGATATTTCCGGAAATGTAGATATGTCTGGCAATTTAAAGGTGCGAGGAAATATAACATATTCAGGAACGTCGTTGCAAGGTTCGGATTATCGTATCAAAACGAATGTTATACCATTATATGATACATCTTTCAATGTAGATAAAATAGAACCGGTATATTATTATAATACAGTTGCGAATATAGACCAAATCGGATTTATCGCACATAGATTACAAGAACAATATCCGTTTTTGGTTAGTGGTGTAAAAGACGGGCCGGAATTGCAGACGGTTAATTATATAGGTATCATCGGTGTGTTAGTGCAAGAAATAAAGGATTTAAAAGAGAGAGTTAAAAAATTGGAAAATCGGTAGTGCTACTTTATACTTCGATGATAAACCATCTCCGGATAAATCTCGAACACTTCCGGTCGTTTCGACCTCCCGTGTTCTCGCTAAAAACAATATGATTCGGTAATAACCGCGTATCCAAGATTTCCAGCTGGTTTTATATATTCTATTTTAAAATATTTACCAGTGAATGTAGATTGACCGGAGGGCAATGGTATTATAGATTTATATGAAGTGGTAGATGCAGCGTTGGCAATAGTTAGAGTGGTCAATTTATAATCTGTGCTACTAGATTGAAATAAAATAGTTGCTGTAAAATATAGAGAGGGAGACGAGCCAGATATTTGAAATCCGTTTATAGTTATAGTAAAGTTAGCACCAGTTGAGAATCCAGGTGCACCTGCGGTGTATATCATACACTTATCGTTGTAGTTTAATGTTAACCCGGTGCTTGTTATGGTCGGTATTATAATTTTATTATTTATAAAATAATTACCGGAAATTATGCCATCGCCGAGTATGTCATTTTTTGTATACAATCCGGGGGAAGGTTGCCATGCAGTTGTATTCATTGTGGTGCTATTCAGCACCATATTTCCCGTGTAATAAATATAAGTTCCAACTCTACCTGTAAATCCGGTTGCAGCAGTTCCCCCAGTAAACATATTGTCTCCCCTAGGTCCAGTTGGACCAGTGGTTCCTGCCAGACCAGTAGGCCCCGTCCCAATCGGTCCCGTTGCCCCGGTGGGGCCAGTAGGGCCCGTATATCCGGTTGGACCAGTAGGCCCCGTCCCAATTGCCCCCGTTGCCCCGGTAGGGCCAGTAGGGCCCGTATATCCCGTAGGGCCCGTATATCCCGTAGGACCTGTGGGACCGGTATATCCGGATGGGCCAGTCGGTCCCGTGGCACCAGTCGGGCCCGTTCCAATCGGTCCCGTTGCCCCGGTGGGACCAGTAGGGCCAGTATATCCCGTAGGGCCCGTATATCCCGTAGGACCTGTGGGACCGGTATATCCGGTTGGGCCAGTCGGACCAGTTGCGCCAGTCGGTCCCGTTCCAATCGGTCCCGTTGCGCCTGTGGGGCCAGTAGGGCCCGTATATCCAGTAGGGCCCGTATATCCCGTAGGACCACTTGGACCCGTATATCCACTAGGACCAGTAGGGCCGGTATATCCCGTAGGGCCAGTCGGACCCGTTGCCCCGGTGGGGCCAGTCGGACCCGTGGCGCCAGTAGGACCCGTATATCCTGTAGGACCTGTGGGACCGGTATATCCGGTTGGACCAGTAGGACCCGTTTCCCCAGTAGGTCCCGTTCCAATCGGTCCCGTTGCCCCGGTGGGGCCAGTCGGACCCGTGGCGCCAGTAGGCCCCGTATATCCTGTAGGACCTGTGGGACCGGTATATCCGGTTGGACCAGTAGGACCCGTTTCCCCAGTGGGACCCGTTCCAATCGGTCCTGTTGCCCCGGTGGGACCTGTAGGGCCCGTATATCCCGTTTCCCCAGTGGGACCCGTTCCAATCGGTCCCGTTGCACCAGTGGGGCCAGTTGTGCCGGTATATCCAGTGGGACCAGTAGGGCCCGTTCCAATCGGCCCCGTTTCCCCCATAGGCCCTGTTGGCCCCGTTGCACCAGTGGGGCCCGTTCCAATCGGTCCCGTTGCCCCAGTAGGCCCCGTTGTCCCCGTAGCCCCAGTGGGTCCCGTTGTACCTGTAGCCCCAGTGGGTCCCGTTGCGCCAGTAGGCCCAGTTGGACCCGTAGTCCCAGTGGGTCCCGTTGCTCCGAGAGAACCCGTTGCTCCAGTGGTCCCGGTGGGTCCTGTTACACCTGTAGTCCCGGTGGGTCCCGTTGCGCCCGATAATCCAGTGGTGCCAGTTGGACCCGTGGATCCAGTAGGCCCAGGTGGTCCGGTGGTCCCAGTAAGTCCAGTTGGCCCCGTGCGCCCAGTAGGACCCGTTCCAATCGGTCCTGTTGCACCAGTGGGGCCGGTGCGCCCAGTCGACCCGGTTGGTCCGGTAGGACCTGTTCCAATCGGACCAGTGGGACCAGTAGGCCCGGTGCGCCCAGTCGATCCGGTGGTCCCAGTAGGACCTGTTCCAAGTGGACCAGTATATCCAGTGGGACCGGTGGGGCCGGTTCGCCCGGTCGGACCGGTGTAGCCAGTTGGTCCACTGGGACCGGTGTATCCAGATGGACCTGTCGGTCCTGTCGGTCCGGTAAATCCAGTTGGGCCGAAGTCTCCAGTAGGCCCTGTGTCTCCGGTCGCTCCACTGGAACCGGTGCTCCCCGTGAAACCAGTTGCCCCGAAGGGGCCAGTCGGGCCAGTAGGGCCAGATGATCCAGTAGGTCCACTAGGACCCGTATAGCCACTCGGTCCGGTTGCGCCAGATACCCCAGTATATCCAGTTCTGCCAGTGGGACCCGTATAACCACTAGGTCCAGTGGGACCAGATACACCAGTCGGACCCGTTCCGACTCTTCCAGTTGGACCAGTATTTCCAGTTGCGCCAGTATTTACTGCACTACCGTTTGGACCTGTAGGTCCAGTCGGACCGGTATATGCTCCAGTTAATCCATATCCATCTAGATTTACACTATATACAACATACGTTCCATTATTGCTTATATCAGAGATATACCAGCTATTTTGGGGCGGATTTAATGCTGTAATGGTTATATACAATGACGCGGAAGCAAATGATATGACATTTCCATAAATGGTCTTTGCTACACCAGTTTGCATATTTCTAAAAGTGGCTACAATATGTTGACCGTATTGATATTGGAGATTATTTGAAGAGGTATTTATAACATATGTATTTCCATTTATACTTGGTATTTCAACCAATGAACCGAAGCATGCATATAAGTCTCCACTATCTCCTTTATCTCCTTTTAGTCCAATGGGACCGGTGGGTCCGGTTGCTCCACTAGCACCGGTTTCACCAGTAGTTCCTGTATATCCAGTGGGACCTAAATAACCAGTTGCGCCGGTATATCCAGTGGGACCGGTTTCTCCGGTTGCGCCAGTGGGGCCGGTTTCTCCAGTAGGTCCTGTTTCTCCAGTAGGTCCAGTGGGACCAGTATATCCAGTGGGACCGGTGTCTCCGGTGGGACCGGTATATCCAGTGGGACCGGTGGGACCGGTTTCTCCCGTAGGGCCGGTTGCTCCAGTAGGTCCTGTAGGGCCGGTATATCCAGTGGGGCCAGTTGCTCCAGTGGGACCTGTATATCCGGTGGGACCCGTAGGGCCGGTATATCCAGTGGGACCGGTAGTTCCAGTGGGACCTGTGTATCCGGTGGGACCCGTAGGGCCGGTATATCCAGTAGGGCCCGTTGCTCCAGTGGGACCGGTGTCTCCAGTAGGACCCGTAGGACCGGTATATCCGGTAGGTCCGGTAGTTCCGGTATATCCAGTAGGGCCTTGAATACCTTGAACTCCTTCGGGACCACGTTCTCCAAACAAACCACCATTTGCTTTATAATATTCTGCAATATTTTCTGTAGTTATAGTAGCTATATTATTTTTATACGTGTCGGTTCCTAATACACGATTTTGTCTAGTTCCCCATTGTTGGTTCGACATATTTTATATATATGAATATTTATATAAAATATATGTATATGAAACCAAATGATTTGATTCCATATATTATACTGCGATAACAATCAATTGTCTATGTTCTCATGTGATGAGGATTATTTTCGTTTATATTATTATTTTATAATATAAATGATTTCAGAACAATGTCTGACGACAATTTAGATATTTCTTGGATACAAGAATATTCGCGTATCCATTCTGTCCAGGAAATAATGAACCGAGAACCAATGGACGATATTGCTATACAAACTATTTACTTGAGACGTACGTCCGATAATAATCTAGAAATTGCGAAAATAAAGAAAGAAAATATACAATTAACGGCAATAAATCGTCGGAAATGTATTACTAAAGAACAATTGATGCATATTATTGAAGAAAAAACCAATATATTTGATGTGAAATATAAATTGATTGACAGTTTATTGTATACCATTGATTTAGAGCCTAAAGATATACAAAAATATGTTAAAGGAGAATGCAATGCAAGCGGGGGGTTAAAACCGATTTCTATGGAAAATGATATTGTCATTCGACCGTCGCTGTTTATATTTCATTCATTGCATTCCGTTGTTTTTTTACTGGAAGAAATCGTGGCAATTCCTATAAAATCAATTATTAAAAATACGGTGGACGGTAGGTTGCGGAAACATACGAAAAAGGTGCGAATCGTCGAACCCGTTCGAGAACCGGGGAAAATGAAAAAGACGCGAAAACATGCGGAAAATGTTGCGGTTATTTAGATGGGGAGTTTGGTGGTTTTTGGTGGTTTTTTGGTGGTTTTTGGGTGGTTTGTGGTGGTTTTTTGGTGTTTTTTGGTGTTTTTTTGGTGTTTTTTTGGTGTTTTTTGGTGTTTTTTTTGGTGTTTTTTGGTGTTTTTTGGTGTTTTTTGGTGGGTTTTTGGTGGTTTTTTGGTGGTTTTTTGGTGGTTTTTTGGTGGTTTTTTGGTGGTTTTTTGGTGTTTTTTTGGTGTTTTTTTAATAGATTTTCCTCCAGATAGTTGTTTCGGCATTTTTATCACTGCCCGTGTTATATCAGGGTCTGATTTTTTAATAGTTCTCGTAATTGGGAGTGCTTTCCAATTATTTTTCACAGTCGTATTCATCAAAATACCAATTAATTCGGTATCAGTTTCTTTTGTAATTTTAATTATTGCGTCGGGTTGCATATCATTATTGACATAAGAAACCCGCACATAGGTTTCTCCTTCTTCTTCTTCTTCTTCTTCTTCTTCTTCTTCTTTTTCTCCTTCTTCTTCAATACTATATAGCTGTGTATTATTTTGGTTGGGATTAAAATTACGGACCCCACGTTGTTTTACTAATGGCATAAATAAGTATATATTATTATGTTATTATAATATCTGGACGAATATTTGCCTTTATCCGGAGATAGTTTATCATCGAAGGATAAAGCCAGTTTCGCAGGATAGCGTATTTCCAGACTTCGAAACTACTGTAAAATATTCCCGACCTCAATAAAAAATCGACTGAATCAAAGTTTGCGTTTCACTGGCCGATGGACGTTCATCCGGCATAACAAGAACGATGGTTTTCAAAAGTGATATATATTGTTGTATTTGTGCGTGTTCTCCATTTGCGAGTGGAGAGGTCTGTTTTATTTTATTATATATAAAAGAATATCCGATGGCCAATGAATAATTGTCCCACGATGCGTAGTTTTTTACTAAATCGAGGAAAACATCCCCCCAGGTTTTATTCAATCGAACATATTTCATAAAATAGTCCGTTATATTTGTTTTATATTGTATGACTTCGTCGGACAATAATACGGACCGAAAAATGGGGGTTATAAACCCGCGCACCAATATTTTTATTTGGGTTTCCGAAACCGGGCTATCTAAATAGAGTGAATTGGTTCCAATATTGGATAATACATAAATATCTATACACCAATAGTCATATGCGAGTTCGCTTATCAAGGTTCTCCGTATCAGTTGTTCATTTTTCAGGGGATTAAAACTGCACGCTAATAGAGGTGTCATATTTCGCGAAAGGCCGAAATCGATTATAATAGGAACGCTTTGTATATCATCGAATATAATATTGGGCGGTTTTAAGTCAAAGTGGACAATGTTCTCTTGTTTGAGTATTTGCAATGCATCTAATAAGTGCAAATGAGTATTCACGAGTTTGCGATATTGTTTGGTGGGGTTTTTGGATAATGTGTTTATGTAGGCATAAATACTACGTGAACCGACATATCGTATTTTATTGGAGACATAGGCTGGTTTTGAATCAAACTCTCCGAACTCATTTTGTAATTTGGTGCAAGTTCTCACTAAATTGTAATCCATGTTCGTCTTTTCGATAATACAGCTTTTTACTACTGGGGCGAAATAATGGTCGTATAGTGGGAGATGTTGTATGCGTTGGCCGATATCGATTTCGTCTTTTATCATGTCGGAATATTTTTGTATTTTTGTTATATAATGGTCGCTGTCGATATCGTCTTCGATTCGGCCGCTGCAAACATTCATACTGGGGTAAAAAACGCATCCGTATGTTCCGGTTCCTAATACGTTCGGGGTTTTTGTTTTGGATAGCATTTAGTTATAATATTGGTATATTTTTGTTTTTAGTTTGTTTTGTTTTTATTTATGTGGTTATTGTATAGTTATTATGTTTGGTATTTTTCCGAAGAAGGGCGAAACTCCGACGACCCCCCCCCCCCC